CCAAAAAACTCCAAAAAGTTGCGGCTATTAAATACTAATATTCACAATAAAAAAGTTGGAGTGTTGGACAGGTGAAAACGGGCAACTGTGAAGGGGGTGACCCGCCTACTATCGCGAACTCAGACCACTTAAAGGGTAAAGCTTAGCGGTAGCAAGGTACCGGCAACCAACTTAGGGACTAAAGCCCGATCAACGAGTTATCGCTTATCGAGGGGTAGTACCTTAGAGAACGAGACTGAAATCTACGGCGGGAGCTGTAATGTAGTACGAGTCCGCGCGAATAATGCTCTGCTCCGGTTAGGAGCCGGGGTGTGTAAAAAATTGCTAGGCCCTTTAGTGGGTAAGTGAGACTACGGCAGGTGATAAATGGCGGTAATACCTACGGAACAGGAGTTGAAAATGTACTAGTATAGTACAGACTAAATGACACACCTACCGATAGAGAGACTGATTAGGTGGACCGGCTGCCGGGGCCACGACTACAAGAAATTAAGTTAGCTCATTTTTTATTGTCCATAGACAAATTAATAGGCCAAATGAATTCCAATATAGACGTTCGTACATGCACAAGTCTACAGAACCAATCTGTTAACTTATCCCCCGCTAGGCATCCTAGATACTGCGAGGCATAGGTGGTAACATACTAGCCGGACTAAAATAAGAGAACGTGAAGCGTAGCGTTCCTCTTAAGATGTCAGAGTATATAAAGGAGGTGTCAATATACTCATACCCTATGGAAGCATATGGGTCCTGGTGTAATGTTAACAGAAGAAAGGACATATAGAGACGGAGTAATGTCAACCACAATCTCGAGAGAGAAAGGGTCCCCTGCTTACGACTATATTCGTTCCGAAGGAACTCAATAATGACCATAAAGCCTGGAATCCGACAAGATCAGGTGGAGTAACTGGGAGTGAGAAACCTAAGTGTACTCAATGGTTTGATGACTGTTTGTATAGATGTTATCTATAGTTGGCCACGTCACCATTAAGTAGAAAAAGTAGTAGCGCTAAGTGAAGTGGGTGTAAAAACCTGTGAACCGAGACCTACTACCATCATCTACGAATATTTT